GGCCTCTCCGGTATTCAGCTTCTCAATTGTCAGGGTACCCGCCTGCCCCGCTACAGTTACATGGCGTTCATAGGCGCTGATAACCTTGCAAGGCGCCGGAGCAATAAAAAAGGTCTTGGCTACATCGGCAGCCGCTACCTGGGGATAATTGACCGTGAAACGGGAGCCTTTTACAAACTGCCCGGCTGATTCGATAGCCGAACCGTCGAGTTTTACTTTTGCGGTCGTACCGGCTGTTAATTTTGCCTCTACACAGATTCCAGCGGGTGTATTATCTGCTGATACCTTTGTAAGTTCCTCATTCGTGGCGTCCCAGAAAAGCCGGTCACCTACGACAAATGCTACGGAATTTATTGCTGCAAGCTCCCAGACGCCTTCCAGGTGTACTGATCCAGTGGCAGAGGCGGCAATCGCTTCACCGGCGATACCGATACAATTTGTCAGTGGAACGACATCGCCGTATGAAATAGCAGAGCCGCCGTTTACATAATCAATTGTTTTTCCGTCTTGTACGAACATATGTTCTTATCCTCCTTGATTAATTTATACTTAGGCCGCAGCCTTGCCGGGGTTGCAGTACAGACCACGGTAGTCAATGACGGTCACGCCGTAGTCGATAAAGATGCGCCACTTGATCCCGAGGAAGTCAAAACCGACCTGGCTTTCAAGCTTCGGCATATCACTGCCGTTAAGAAAGGCCACTTCGATAGTGTCAATATCTCCGGGAGCAGCTGCCAGATACCAGGCGTATTCGTGAGTCGTATCGATCTCAGCGTCAACGACAAGGGATAGAGCGTTCCGGAATACGTTAGCAACGCCGGAATGGTCCCCAGCCGGATCGGCGATTGACCACAGGAACTGTTGAGAATCGGTTTCTAAGGCTGCCGGGACCAGCAGGAACGAAGGCGCGATGTTTAGTGTTTCCAGGCCGCGAAGATTTTTCTGTTTCCGCATAGCCGTGCGCCCGGCGCTGACTGTGCTTGTCCCGATATAATCTCCAGTACCGGCCAGGTTTGCATGGTCAGTGTGAAAAAGGGCCTTGGTATCGTATATTGTGACATTGTCATTGAGCTGCTTGTAAACCAGCTTATTTATGCCGCGAGCGGCTGCCCTGACGTATGCTTCCGGTACTCTGACCAGCATCCCGAGATCGTCGTTGATCAGTGCCTGCCGGGTAAATCCCCAGCTACGACCAAATGTGGCCAGACTGCGCGAAACGCCCTGGTCCTGCACTTCATCGAACTTGAACTCACCGGATTGCGTCATTTCTTCCAGTTCTCCGGCTTCAGAGATTTGATATATTTTTGTCGCCTTAAAATCTACCAGGCTGCCCCGGCTGGTCCATGCCTGGTAGGTAGTGACCGCCGCCCGGTATGCCTGAGCCATGGATTTGTTTACCGTGTTGTCCAAGATACCGGAGAACTGGCTATCCGGAGTCAGTGCTTCACGGAACAGGGCATCGTCATCCATCCGGTGAGCGTTTGCCCTGCCTTTACGCAAAACGCAATCTACGGCCAGGTCACGCAGCCGCATACCCCGCAGGTCTGTAGCTCCGGGAGCTGGTTTCTCGATTACTTTACCCGCACGCAGGAGGATACCGTCGGAAGCTGCCGCCCTGAATTTATCAGCCTCTTCCCGGACAACACTAACAACAACGGGGCCTTTTTCTCTCGTTAGTTTCTCAATTACCGCCGCCCTGACCTGGTCAAGGTTTGCGCCGCTATCGATATGGTCCTTGGGATCAATCTCAAACTCCCGGCACAGGGCTGTGATGTCACTAACGCGCTGTCTTTCAGCCTTAACCGCTCTATCGGTGTCGGACTGGACTGTAATAGCCCTTTCCTCTTCTGCAATCTCTTTATTCAGAGTATCAATATCTCGCTGCAGAGCATCAAATTCAGTCTGTTCCTCCGCAGCCAGATCACGCCCTGCAGCTTTGGCGCTGTTTATGATCTCCTGCTGCCTTGCTATTTTCTTATCACGCTGTTCTTTCTTGCCCAATTCCATTTACCCCCTATAAATAGTTTTTATTTACCTGTACTTGCCTCTGGGCGAGGCTAATAAAATAAGCGCCTGTTTCGGCGCTTTGTTCTGTTTCAGCCTGTTCCGCTTCCCTGCCAACACCGACAGTATCATCAGCCGGAACAGAGACGATTGATATTTCAAGCGGCGCCCACCTGACGGCGATATAAGCGGGGCCGGTAAAGCGGCCATTGCTGGATGCTTTTCCGGCGGCAACCTCTTCCCAAACGTCAACGGTATATCCCACGGAAACACCTTTTAGGGTGCCGCTCTGGACTTTTTGAAAGATAAGGTCTGCATCCGGATCAGGGTCAAAAATGATATCCGCATAGGTTTTTTTATCGTTTGCGTCCAGCCGGGCATTTTCTATCCGGCCAAGAACCCGGTCTCGATTATGGTTGAATAGAGACACTCCTATACTGTTAACCCGGTCAAGTAGGATGCTGTCCTCATCATGCTGAAGGATCTCCGTCCCATACCACCGGCTAACTGGCTGTTCCGAAGAAAAAGAAACGGTGACGCGTCTTTCGTCTGCATTCACTGCTCTTACGGCCAGGTCAGTTATTATTCGCTGATCCTGTATCCCCGCCTTGGGTTTGTTGCGCTGTGGCATTTTGTGCACCACCCCCCGTCTGCCCTGAAATATCGATCCCAAGCTCCTTGGCCACGTCCATTTCTGCCGCCCGCTGTTTCAGTACGTCCCGCCAATCCTCTCCACGTTCGGCGCACAACCTGGCAAGCGTATCCTGTCCAGTCTGCAAGGCCTTGGTATTGGCGTTAACCTCTTTAAGCGGATCGATCCAGCTCCAGCCGGGGGGTATCCAGACATGTTTTAGATACCGGCGTTTGTCCTGCCAAAAATCCGGAATCGTAAGCTGTCCGGCAAGTACAGCCGATATAACAAACTCGGTATATACCTCCGTGCAAAAATGGTCTATCAAGAATTGCTGCCAGATAGCATAAGTCCGCTGGTCTTCAAGCAATCCTTGACGGGCACTTGAGTAATTTACCTGAGACATATCCCTTGACGCCGCTTCGTATGATATTCCCTGCCCAGCGGCTGCAAGGCGCTGTTGTGTCGATATGAAGTCTTTCGCACTGGTTGCCTGCCCGGAAGGGATTACAGCTTTAATACTTTCACCAGGTTGTAACTCCTTGATCATGCCCGGCGATATAGTTTTCTGTTGGTATCCGCTTTGCTGGTCGGTCGTTCCTCCATGCAACCCCCGTCCTGTATTTCCAGTAGGATTGATTTTTTCGATAAACACAGCCAGGCAGGCCAGTATTCTTTCCTTCACCGACACGGCCTCAACAAATTCGTTCACGTCCCGAACCCGTGGAGCTGTTCTTGCCAAGGGGGACATTTCCCGGATCTGTGTTGGCCGGTTTTTCTGCCACAGAAATATAATCCGTTGCGCCTCTATCCGTTCTGACTGCCCGGTCCAGAATCCATCCGGAGTGTATTTTTTAAGCCAGTAGGCCAATGGCTTGTTATAATCGTCCAGTTCGATCCCGTTCCAAATACGGTTCCTACCCAAGCCCGGAAGGTAATTGATTGATGTATCCAACTCGTCAACTTCCCTGGGCTGTAAACTAAACGGCACCGTGCCGCCTTTGGTGTAGGCCTTGACAAACATGATCCCACCATCAACCAGTAGGCGCCGTATTGCCATGCGCTGCATCTCGGCAAAGGACTGCAGGCCCGCAACATCACAATTTCTAGCCCGGCACCACTCACCCCAGAGGTCTTCAATCTGCTGGTTTAAATCGTCATTATCGGTAGTACCGTCAGAGCTTTTTATTTTAGCCTGGACCTTTATCCCCGTGCCGACTACGTTGCGTTCAAACGGGCCTATAATGGCCTCAGCAACGTCACTGTTCCGTTCAAGATCCCTTGCCCGGGCACGGATAATATCCCGCTGTGGATAGTCCGTCTGTTCGGCGGTAGCGTTTACCGGCGTCCAGCCGGAATTCAGCCGGTCGCTATTTCCGGAATCATAAAAGCCCCTCATGGCTTGTCTCCAGGCTGTGCGCCGGTATCCCCATGACGGGCTTATAAATCCTATGCACCTATCTAACCAATTCAAATAGTCATCACCTCCGATCAAAAATGGCAACTACTGTTGTATATCCAAGTGCTTCAGCCAGTGCAGTTTCAAGCCGCTTCCGCTCTTGAAACAAAACTTGTAAATCCGGCCTTCTCAGGCGCCTGCTGCCGATGCTGTATTCCTGAGCCCCGCCCAAGATCGCAGCAATTGCCGCGTTGACCTGGTCGAGCTGTTCTTGTGTTGTCGCTATTTCAACCATGCCCCCTTCTGTGGCGGCAGCCACGGCTTATTCGCCTTGATTCCTTCCGGAACTCCTTCCGACTGCCTCGGTTGCGGAACTATTTCGGGTTGTTGAAGATACCTGACATGCAGCAGGTCGGCAGCCAGGGCAGCGTAGACCTCGGCATCAAGGTAATGGTTTGCCGCATGACTGCTTTTCGGCCGCCATACCTCAACCTGCCTGCCGCCTTTTTTCTCCAGAACTTTTTCTTCAGCGCATATCTGTTCAGCGTAGTCACGGTCGCAGCCCTGGAAAACCATCCAGGAGCCCGGACCATTCGGACGGTTAAGCCGGCCGGCAATCATATCCTTGTACTGGCCGCCGTCAACCAGGTACAGCCTCAATCCGTAAGCCTTACTGTCGGTCTTGTCGATGGTTGTAACCTTGTACCTGGACAGCAGGGGATTTGACGAGCCCTTAACCGGTACTGCCCACTCCTGATTGATAGCGCAAAAATCGTAAACCTCATCGGTGCGGTCACCCGAGTCAACCGCACAAAGGTTAACCTGATAATCTTTTCCATCCCTACCCTTGTATGGCAGGTTCATGATGTACTCAACGTTGTCCCAGGTTTCGGCAATGCCGTGGGCAATGTTCCAGCTGGTCATTGATGCGCCCCAGGCACGAATCGTGTAATAAAAATAATTCTTCTGAACGTCTACACCGGCCGTCAGCAGCAAGGTTCCGTCCGGGACTGTCCCGTCTTCATAATCGCTCTGCCGCTCCAAGACCTTATCCGAGTTCATCTTGACTTCCGTGTTCTCCCAGGGCTCAGCAAGCCAGGAATTTACAAAGTTCATAAGCAACTCCGGGAAGTCTTTCGATTTTACAAACTCATAGGCCACATCACCAAAACGCACCCAAGGGGAATATATAGCGTTGAGATGAAACGCCGTCTTCCTTGTCCCGTTGTTCCGCTCAAACTGCCACTTACCGGCTTTTATCATGCCCGGCTTGTGCCCGTCAGTAATAATCCCCTGGCACTGCTCACACTCATAGTGAGCTGTGGCCTGGACCGCCTCCGGGGTCCTGGCTGTCTTGGGCCACTTAATCTGTTTAAACCTCAAGGTCTGGCTGTGGCCGCAATGGGGGCAGGGGACATAAAAACGCAGCTGGCTATCAGCTGCTTCCCACTCCTGCCATATAGGCCCTGTTTTTCTCGTTGGTGTCGAAGTCTGGAATATTTTTTTATTATGAGCAAAAGTTTTCGTCCGCTCCCGGGCCAGGCTCCGGGGGTCGGCCTCCTTACCGGAGTAAACCGGGAATTTATCCACCTCGTCAAAAAGCAGGTACCGAATCGGCCTGGACGCCAGCGATGCGGGGGAGTTGGCGCCGGATAATACGACGTACATCCCGTCGAACTGCAGCTCCAGGATCTTACTGTCTTTGTCCTGGTACCGCTCTTTTAGAACCGAGCACAGGTTGATCATTGGCTGCACCCGATTTTTTGACGTGAATTCTGCTAAGTCAAGCGTAGGATATACAAACAAGGTCGGGCTCGGGTCCTGACCTATGATGTAACCTAAAATGTTATTAAGGCTCTCCGTTCCTCCTGTCTGGGTAGGCTTGCAGAAAACTATCTCTTCTATATCCGGGTCGGTGAAGGCGTCCATTATGCCTTGAAGGTATGGCGTCCGCATTGTCCGCCACTGGCCGGGCTCGGCTGAAGTCTTTGCATCCAGCACCCTGTACTTGTCTGCCCACTCCGAAACGGTAAGCTGTTCAGGGGGTTTGAGTACCTCTAAAGCGTCACTGAGCCAGGACAGCCACTCAACCGGTTGTTTTTTTCTTCGGCGGCGGCTTGTAGACGCCGTTAATGCTGATTTGCCCGAGGGCATCAAGTGTCAACTCCGTAATCATCTTTTCAATCCTCCTGGCCGTGACCGAATCAACGAAAGGGGAAACCTCAGTGGCTACCCGGCGGCTGTAACCCAGCATAGACCTCCGGAGGATAACAAAAAACCGCTTGAGTTCAGCGGTAATTTCCTCTTTCGGTATGTATTTGCCCCTGGCTATAGCGCTTTCGAAGGCCGCTTCTTCTGATTTCTGCTTTTTAAGCTCTGCCTCATACTTGAGTTTTTTCAGGGCCAGGGACGATTCGGCGGCCTGGTCCTCGTCGATTATTTTTGTGCCGCCGATCAGGCCACGCCACCGGAGAATATCCCATAACGGCCACCATCCCCGTGCGGCTTTCGGGCAACCCTTCGGCTCCCAATCGGCAGTGAGCGTTTTCCGGTTGACTCCTAGTTG